TTTCGTAATTGCTTATCACCTGTTACAAGTTATGGTCTAATTGCCGTCCGATATCAAGATGATACACATATTACCAGTCTTTTTTCACCCACTGTTTCAAATGGTAATGATTCGATACAATTTCTTATGATTCAAAGAAAAGATTCCTTATCATTTGTTGAATTTATCAGAGGGAAATATAGTCTTCATGATGATACATATATTGCTAAATTACTTCGAGGAATGACACAGAAAGAACAGGAATTACTTCTTACCAAGACATTTTCCGAATTATGGTTTGAAGTGTGGGGTGAATCATCAAGTGTACGTTCTCATCGCGCGGATTATGAATCATCTGAACGCCGATATGCCCTCATTGCAGAACGTTTGCCATCATTAGTTCATGAAAATCGTTCAAAATGGACTGAACCTGAATGGGGATTTCCAAAAGGACGAAGAAATCCATATGAAACGGATATTGGTTGTGCGATTCGAGAGTTTCAAGAAGAAACTGGCCTGAATGCGAAGGATTTTACTATTTTACATAATACGAATTCAATATCGGAAACATTCTTTGGTTCTAATCAAGTTCATTATTGTCATAAATATTATATTGCCATCTGTCATAAATCCATCGAGGTAGAAATGAACATAAATAATTTTCATATGACACGAGAAGTAGGTGACATTAAATGGTGTTCACTGGATGAAGCCACCTCCAAGATTCGTCCGGATAATGTTGAAAAGCGAGAGATCTTATTAAAAGCTGGAAAGATCATGAAAAATTTTCATCCCGTTTCTACCAGTGAAATGGCTCGCCATTCCTCCTCATAATTTATTTATAGTTATAACTTTCTAACTTCTTCTCTTTTCCAAATGAAGCGTTTAGAAAGAAAATGAAATATAATACTATAAATAGCATGTCGGGAGAGTCAGATAACTCGAATACGAGTTTATATAATGACCCGTTCGCGGTACCTTCCGAATCTCCTTTGGAGAAATCACCTGTACAGGCCTCTTCTCCTATTGAGGCTCCTGTACAGGTTAAAAATAATAGTGCGTCTGCGAATGACGAATCAAATGTTAATGAATCCGTTAGCGATTCATCAAATGAATCCATTGCTGTACCGCCAAATGTAGCACAGAACGTTGAAAATAATCATGTGGAATCAAATATCGCAGTACCAGACGTTCAAAATAATAATCAATCAAATATCGTTTCTCGTTCTTCATCAAATTCAGAATCTAGTACATCAAGCGAGTCTTCGAATAATGAATCAGATAACTCGATTCCAGAAAAAATAGAACCTGTCGTGCCTGTAATACCCATATCTGTACCAAAATCCACTGGTCCTCGTATTGCTCCTAAAGTTTCTGAATCTTCCTTACCTGTACAGGATGTACCCTCCCTATCTGTTCCAAAACGGACAGGTCCTCGTATTGCTCCTAAAACTGTATCGATTCCTCAAGAATCTGTAAAAGTACCAGAGGTAGCATCTGTAGCACCCGTGTCTCAAGTAGCACCTGAAGTAGCTGAAGTAGCACCTGAAGTAGCACCTGTGATAGCACATGAAGTAGCACCTGTGGTAGCACCTGCGGTAGCACCTGTGGTAAAAAGAAGAGGTCCGCGCATCTTTCGACCCTCTCTTCCTGTTTCCAATCCCTTTTCCAACTTACCTGATACAGAACTTCTTGAAGCCTGGGAAAACAATACTGATTTCAAACAACGTGATGATTTGCTAAAGATTCTTCAACGACGCAATCTCTTTCCTTCCATGCAGTCATGGGAAAACCAAACCGGCGCCTATCCTGATATCATGGACCCTGAGTTTTTACAGAAGCTTCTAAGTAAACGTGAATTTGCGGAATCCTTACAATATACATGGGAACCCTCCAGTGATCCATGTGATGATCAATCTACCTTCGAAGTTACACCTGTTCAACGATTTGTTACCAATTTCATGTCCCCCAAAACACCCTACATGTCCGCTCTTCTTTTTCACGGTGTCGGTGTCGGTAAAACCTGCGCAGGTGTTCAAATCGTTGAAGCCTGGCTTGAGTTTTTTCCTCGAACTGAAGTTTATCTTGTCGCTCCTCCCACCATTCAAAAGGGATTCGAGCGTACCATTTTCGATATTAACAAAGTGATCATCGGAGAAGGAAATGAACCCAATTCTGCCATTCAATGTACAGGAACAACCTACATGAAACTCACCAATACATTATATGAACGCGATAAAGCTAAAATCGAAAAAGTTGTGACCAAAGCCATTAAACGCCGTTACAAGATTTTTGGATACATTTCTTTTGCCAATTATATTCGAGACTTGTTAAAACGAATTCCTCTACATGTAAGTGATGAGGAAAAAGAACAATTCAAAAAACAAATCATTCGTCAACACTTCAGTGGAAAACTTCTCATCGTCGATGAAGCTCATAATCTTCGTGATGTTTCCAAAGCACCTGAAGAGAAAGATGAAATCAAGGATGATGAAGGTGACACCGCAGGTGGTAAGATTCTTACCCCTTATTTGATGGATGTTCTTGGTTATTCTGAAGGAATGAAATTCTGTGCACTCACTGCCACACCCATGTATAACTCCTACATTGAAATTATCTTTATCTTGAACTTATTACTTCGAAATGATAAAAAAGCTGAAATCATATCGACGGATGTATTTGATTCTGCTGGAAATATTACTGAGCGAGGAAAAGACATTTTGAGCTATACTGCCCAACGATATGTCAGTTTTATGCGTGGTGAAAATCCCATTTCATTTCCTGTTCGTCTCTTTCCACAATCCATTCCCTCATTTAATGCATATCCTACCATGAATCCGCGTGGAGTGGCATTAGAAGAAGACGAACGTTCCTACTTTCAACGTCTTCCACTTGTTCCGATTGTCTTACAAGGTGATACTCTTCGTGCTTCTCTCCAGTTTACTAACTCTATGGTACAAGGTGGAACAGGTCTCAACACCTTTATGATTGAGAAACTTGTTCATGCCGGCAATATCGTTGTTCCTGCTACAGAAGAAACGAAAGGCGATACCTATGATGCCTATTCTCTTCGTACCGATAAAGATTCAATTGGAAGTGTATTTACTCATGAATCATCTGGAGGTATGACCCGATATCGTGCTAAACCATCCGTTGGTGCGAAATGGTTAGTCAGTGGAGAACTTGCACAATACAGCCCTAAATTTCAATTCTTTTTGGAACGCGCACAGCGTGCTGAAGGGTGTGTCTTTGCCTATACACGTTTTGTTGGTGGAGGCGCTTTACCCTTAGCATTAGTATTAGAAGCAAATGGATATCTTCCCTACCATGGAAAAGCACTTCTCGCAGATGGAATTCAAGCCCCTGGTGGAAAACAATGTGCCCTATGTCCACGCAAGGAAAGAGAACATGCCGATGCGGGTCATACTTTTAGTCCAGCCTATTATGGTATTCTTACAGGTAAGATTGATATTTCTCCTAATAATGAACAAACTATCATTATGCAACGTAGCATTGAAAATAAAGATGGACGTAAGATCAAAGTGTTGATCGGATCTCAGATCGCATCAGAAGGTGTTGATCTTCGTTTTGTTCGTGAAACTCATATTATCGATTCCTGGTTTCATTTGAATAAAACCGAGCAGATCATTGGTCGTGCGATCCGTTTCTTATCTCATTGCGCTTTACCCAAAGAAAAACGTAATAATACAATTTATCTCTATACCGCTGTCTTTCCAGACGATCCGCGTGAAACGGCTGATCTTTATAGCTATCGTGTTGGATTCAAAAAAGCGGTTCAGATCGGTCGTGTAACTCGAATCATGAAACAGTCCGCACTGGATTGTAATCTAAATCAAGACGCAATTGTGATCCGAAATCAAGATCCGATCGAACAGATCGATTCACAGCGCGTTCGTCGTGAACAAGTAAATATCAATGATATGCCATTTACCGCAGTATGTGATTGGATTGAAACATGTGACTATACTTGTAAGCCGAAGATTGATGTGGCATCACTTGCAATGGATGATTCTACCTATGATGAATTCTCTGCCCGTTGGCGCATTCATCAAATCAAACAAATGATTCGTGAACGATTTGAAGAACAATCCTTTTATCAATCCGAAGATTTATGGAGTATATTTGCAGCTGAAAACATTCCTCGTCTTATTGCCACCGATGTATTACGTGAAGTTGTCAATAATAAAACATTTCAAATCCAGCATGAAGGAACATCTGGATATATTCGATATTGTAATGGTTATTATTTATTTCAACCAAATGTCTATATGGATCTTACCATTCCTCTTGCGATTCGTACCGCACGATTCCCTATCAAGCGAGATATCTATACTCCTATTATGTATGAAATTCCTGAATCAGATGAACAGCAAGAAGAAAGAGAAACACATTTAGAATCAGTTGAACCATTTTGGCAATCCGTGACAGAATGGGTTACTGGACTAGCAATGAATTCTCGATATGTACATCCTCCGTCTGAAATCGAAAATCATATTAAAGTTGCCATTGATAATCCGTCTGAAACCTATTTACAGATTATTGAAATGATTCGATTGGTTCATTCTTCTTTTCATATTTCCAACCCTAAAAATCCAGAATCATTTCGAAAAGCACTTATCTTTTATTTCTGGGATGAATGGTTAACAATGGAAGAACAAACCTACCTTGTCCGCACATCTGGATTAAATTTACATGAGTTAATTCGTGAAAATCAATACCCCTTTGGAAAAATAACAGTCAATCGTTATCTTAATCCAAAAACTGGCACTTTATATTTAACATGTGAAGATGGTGTTGAATGTGCGAAATCGATTATAGAACAAATACAACGTTCTACCACCGACCCTCTTCGTCAATTTCAAGTTAATAAGAAAACATCAGGTAATCTTTATGGATATAATGTTCCAAAAGATGGTCATATTGTATTTAAAACGAATAAATCACCTGAAGTAAATGGTAAAATTGGACGCGGAAGTGAATGTATGATTGTGAGTAATGTAAAAGAGCATCTTACCAATCTCATGTTTATTGGTGACCTCTTGCGAACCCATGTGAAGACTGATTTCAATTTAAATCGTGATACATTGGTTACAGAACGTTCCATTAAAGGTTCCATTCGCATTTGTACATTGATGAATTTATTATTACGTTTTATGGATGCAGAACGAATGGAGGGTAAACGATGGTTTTTCCGCTCAGTAGAAGCATATTATACTGGTCATAAAGGATCTTTTAAAGAGTAACCCAAAATCAATAAAATTGAGTGATGGAGCCCAAGAAAAGGTTCCTAGCCAACAGAAGAATGGAATCCACTGCTTTCTTTGAGAAGAAGATCAGCCTTACTCCAAGCGATTTTAATGAAGTAAAATCAACCCCTATTGAAGAGATTTTGCTACGCAAAGCCCGTGAATCAGTTGAAAACAAATGTTCCGAACAGGGATTTGTTCTTCCCGGTTCTCTACAACTTCTTTCTCGCTCGATGGGCTATTTCGAGTCTGCTCGATTTACAGGTGATGCCATTTATTATGTAAAATTGGAAGGACGCGTTGTCTACCCTGTAGAAGGTGCTCAAGTTCTTGGAAAAGTCATTCGTAAAAACAAAATGGGTCTCTATATCAACTACAATGATGCCATTCGTATTCAAGTTCCGCGTGATCTTCATTTGAATGAGCCTGAATTTGAAGAGGTTCAAATTGGAGATAATGTGTATGTTGAATTGAAACGTTCCAAGTTTGCGATTCACGATGCTTATATTCTCGCAAGTGGTTTATTCATTCGAAAGGATGGTTCTGAACTAAGAACAGTAGAGTCTGATATCGATGATTCAGATGTTTCTGAAACAGAACCACCCTCGGCTGAGTCAGAAGTAGAATTCGATATGGAGGATGAAATCAGACAAGCTACTGAACAAACCGTACCGGCAAAAGAGGAAGAGGAGGAAGAAGAGGAAGAGGAAGAGGAAGAGGAAGAGGATGAGTAATGCGCTTAGCTTGAAATGAGGAACATCTATACGGAATTAGAAATGTCCTACGAAGAACGTAAAAAAATATTCGATACGATTCACGCCCTTGTACAATCCGAACAAGAAGAAATCTTTCGTATCATTCGTAAACTAAAAGTATCTTACAGTGAAAATTCAAACGGTATCTTTTTTGATTTATCCTCTCTATCTGATGAGGCCTTTCAGCAGATTAAAGAATATATCCAGTTTTGCCTAACTACTCGTAATGAACATGAAAATCGTTTGAAAGAGCTTGAAACCATTCGTATTCAAAATGAGAACTATCAGGAATCGTAAAATTGAACCTAAAGTGATTTCATCATAAAATACTAGTGAATCATGACAACTCCTGCCAAGAAATACCAAAACGTAAGCTACAAAGAACTTATTTCGTTCTCTGAACATAATCCCAATCGACACCGAGTGTTGGAGTCGATTGAGGTTCCCACTAGTCTTTCCGATTCATCCCTTGATAATTTGTATCTCAAAGGATATACCTCTCTCCACTTGAATCCTGCCGGCATTTTGAGTGTCATCTCCTGTATCTCGGATCCCGCACTCTATTCCCTTTCTCCCGAACATACACGAATTGAACAACTTATTGAACTCAGTACTTCTCTTCAGCAACAAACCGATGATCTAAAAAATACTTCCTTGATGCGTAAGCGCAAGAAGCTTCATGATTTGATTGCTGCATCTTATAATGGAAGCAAGATCGAAGAAAAGGACTATCTTGATTTATATCATGGCCTTTCTATTATGTGCCAAACTCACTTTGTGCTCTTGAAAGAAATGGTACAAGATCAAATTGAGGATGGTATACAATATAATAGCTCTCTAAAGGGTGAAATATTGTTCTCCTCTGATCCGGCTACGTGGAAGAAGGAAAACCCTGTGTGGATTGCAGATTATCGTGGTCGATGGGTTGCCCTTCCTACTGAAATCAATGCGAAACCACTTACCTCTATTTTAGCGGATTGGCTTACTACAATTGAACAAAATGGATGGATTGTTCAATGGCCTGAAGTAGATGCGACTAAAGTCGAACTCGTTGAACGACTATCCGTTCTACCTAACTGGAAAGAAACCGATCGCAAACTGACCAAAGATATTCTCTCGGCTCGTCTTGGTAAAGCATCTACGCTTCATCTCTTCTCCACCTGGTGAACTTAAACATGAATACGATTATTTATAATAAATGAGTAGAATGTCATCAAATACACCTGTAGGGTTACATTTGCTTGTCAATGTATATGATATTCCAAACATTCAAAAATTAGAATATCTTACACCCAACTTGCCTTTATTAAATCGAATTGTAAATGAACTTAATCTTCATGTTGTCGCTCGAGCTGGCCATCAGTTTTCACCTGTTGGATATACCTACGCGTTTGTCTTATCAGAAAGCCATTTTACCATTCATACGTATCCAGAATATCGTTCGTGTTTTATTGATATTTTTTGCTGTAGTCCTGATTTTTTACCATCTCATGCAATCGACCTAATTCAACATGCATTTGAAACAGATATAATAAGCCATCAAGTCATTCGTCGTTAATCACGGTGTATAATATAATAAAGTATAAAATTGACCTATTTTATACTCTGTCATAAGGCATCTAAGGTACTTTTGTCCATACTAGTTAGAATGGACTTGACTTCCGATCAACATAAGCGTATTACCGCGTTTATCCAAGATTGGTCCAGGGACAAAACCATGGAATTGGAAACTACCTTTGGTGAACGAGGTGTAGTTGATTCCAATACCTTTCTCCAGGTTGCGCAACGACTTCGCGCAAAGGGTTTTGAAATGATGCCACAAGATGACCGGTTGAGTATTCTCACTCCGAATCAACTTCGTGTTTCTATCCAGGGCCTCGGTGTCATCCAACTCTATTGTAAAGACGATTCATTACAAAATAAAAACTATACTGTGATGGCGAAGAGTCGTACCTCACCCGATAGTAACATTGATATTCGAGACTATCATCTTCGTTTCAAAATGCGACGTGAATCTGACCTAAGTCACGATGATCCGTTGGTTGCGCCCATTATTTCCAATTGGAGCAATCAAAAGAAAGCCTTCCGACTCATTCGCCGTTGGAGTTTTCGAGGAAAAGGTATTCGATTTGATCTCTCTATGGTTCGTCAATCACCCAGCACCTCTACGGGAGAATTCCAATGGGCTACTCGCTTTCTACAGCAGAATATTCTTAATGAACCCCCACGATATGAGGTAGAAGTTGAGTTATTACATGATGAAGTTGATACAGCTACTCCTGAACTTGCCTACGCCTCTTTGATTCGTGGTGTTGGTGAAGTACTCCGCGCCATTCAAAAGAATTCATTGCTTATCCGTGCTTCTGTTGCGGACAAGGTACGAGCAGAATATAGTCGTATTGTAGGTACCACACGTTTCCGTGGTGTGGGTCCAGTTACTCTTGAAATTAAAAATATGAAAAAAGAGATAGAAGATGATGTACCTAATGTTAGGTCTGGCTACAATGTTACTGATAAAGCGGACGGGCTTCGTGCCCTCGGCTACGTCGATCAAACGGGCGAACTCTTCTTACTCGACCAAAGTATGAATGTATATCGAACCGGTCTTCGTAATCCCTCTTGTGCAAACAGTATCGTAGATGGTGAATGGGTAACCGTGACAAACGATGGAAAACCAATTAATCACTATCTACTGTTTGATATCTACCATTCCAAAGATGGCCATAATTCATGGGACCTTCCCTTTGCACTCTTTAAAGAAAATTTACTAGATGTTGATGCGCCCAGTCGCTATAATCATTTGAAAAAATGGTATCAAGATTGGACACAGGGAATGGAAACAACATCCAAAGGAATTACCCCAGGAAATCGTCTGATGGTTGCATTAAAACGCTTCGAATTCGCTCTTCCCTCTGCCAGCTCTGATCTTATCTTTCGTCGCAGTTGCTCTGCCATTTTGGATGCCTCTCGCATCTATCATACCGATGGTCTCATTCTTACTAGTAATTCTCAACCTCTTCCTGCTAAAGCGGGTGGGCGATTCATCCATCAATTCAAATGGAAACCAGCAAAAGATAATACTGTCGATTTCCTTATTAAGTATGAACGTAATGCTGAATTATCTATTGATAAAATTACAACAAGCATGGGACAGACGGATGAAGTGATTCAATTCAAAACGATGCATCTCTATGTGGGTGGTGTATCGCGCTCCAATGCTCGTGATACCATTCTCAATCAACTCGAAATTAAAAAAGATGAATCAGGAGGATATCAAGCGGTCTTATTTACTCCTCTCGATTTTCCAGATACCATGGCAAATACGTGCTACATTCCTGTTGTACAAGATGCCCAAACATTAGAATTCTATTGTAGTACAGAAGACTCCCAGGAGCCGATTGCCGATAATAGTGTAGTAGAAATGCGATATGACCCTACTCGTGAACCTGGTTGGCGTTGGGTTCCTTCTCGTATTCGTCATGATAAAACAGAACGTCTTATTCGAGCCATCGAATTAGCCAAAGCTACTAATAAAGGCATTGTCTATTCGGGTGTCATGAATGATGAAGCTGTCGCGAATTCGGTTTGGAATTCCATTCATGAACCAATCACCTTATCTATGATTCGTAGTGGAAATGAACAACCCAATGATGAAGAATCAGAAGCACTTATAAAGTTACGTAGTGGTGAAATTACAAAAACATATTATCAACGTAATGCTCCTAAAGAAAATCTGGCACTCATCAGTGGTCTTCAGGATTTTCATAATAAATATATTAAAGATACTATCTTGCTAAAAACAGCACTTCGAACTGGAAAGAATCTGTTAGATGTTGCCTGCGGTAAAGGTGGTGATTTATGGAAATGGATCAATAATGGTGCCCGCAATGTGGTTGGAATTGATTATGCTGGAGAGAATATTACCAATCCAAAAGATGGTGCTTATCGACGCTATGTGGATATTAAACAAAAAGTTCATGGTCGTGCTCCGAATGTAGCATTTGTAATTGGAAACAGTTCAAAACGAATCGTAAACGGCGAAGCGGGAGCAAATCAACAGGAAAGCGATATGCTTCGTAGTATCTTTGGAAAAGAAAATCCACAAGGGGCACTTCCTCCTTATATTGAACGAGTGATGGCAGGTACCATGCTTGGAGGCGCAGATGTTGCTGCATGTATGTTTGCGCTACATTACTTCTTCGAATCGCCCGCTACCCTCGATGGATTCCTTACCAATCTTAGCGAAACTGTAAAACCGAATGGTCTCTTTATCGGTTGTTGCTTTGATGGTGATAATGTATTCAAACTGCTTCGTAAAATGAGCATTCATGAACCCCTTATTCGAACCGAAGGTGATGTGACAATCTGGTCCATTACCAAAGAGTATGAACAAAATGAATTTCTTGCCGATGAAAGCTCTATCGGTTTAGCAATTGATGTAGAATTTATTAGTATTGGTTCCAAATACCGTGAATATCTAGTCTCATTTAATTACCTTGTTTCACGCATGGCAAAGATTGGATTTCGCCTATTGAATGATAAAGAACTTGCGGAGTTGAATCTCACTCATAGTACAAATACATTTGATGTAAGTCATGAGATGGCTGCAAAACAGCGTCTAAATTATCGCATGATTGATTCCGTTAAGGAGTTCTCCTTTCTCAATCGATGGTTTATCTTTAAACGTCAAGGAGCAGTTGAAGTAGTTACTCCACCAATTGAATTAATGGAACCGTCTTCTGAAATAGAGGAGGAAGCGGACGAGGAAGTGCAAGCGAAGCCAGATGAAGAGGAGAAAAAAATGGAAGAACCATCTGCCTTTCGTCTTCCACCGCGTGACAAGATGTGGGAAGCACAGCAGGTATTTGCCTTTGGTCTAGATGCGGTACGAAAAGATATTCTCAAAGTGGTTGATTCAAAAGGCAAACCTGATGCGAATGTGGGTCGTTGGATGTCTCTTGCTGCTCCCTTCCCCATTCCTGATCCTATGCCGAATCTTGACGATCCATCCGCAGATGCCATACCAAATGGAGCAATTATGTATCCCAGCATTGAACACTATCTTGCTGGAATGAAACTCAAACATGCTCTTGTTGTTCCACGACGTCCTGGTGAACCTGACCTTGGTCAGCTTATCATGAGTATGGATGGCGATATTCATCAAAAAGCAGAAAAGAAACGTCGTGAAGCCATGCAAGCCAAACGATTCTTACCCGAATCAGATGATGACTATAAACTTCTTGTCAAAGAAGCGCAAGATGTTCGTAAGTTCTTTACCACCAAAAAGACACTCAATCAGTACAAAGCTGATATTTCAGACGATAAATGGCTACCTATCCGAGATAAATATCTACACGATGCTCTTCTTTATCGCTTCAAGTATGATGAACGATTTCATAAGGCAGTTCTTGCTGCAAAGGATGAAAAGAAATACCTACTTCATACGAAAGCTACCACAAACAGCAACATTGATGAATCCAACTCGGTAGAAGGCTCCGCATCAGAATTATATGGAAAACGTGACATTAGTCGTAAGATTATTCTTGGAAAAAACAAAGTTGGATTGATGCTCATGGAAATCGCTGGATTTCAATTCTAACCATCCGACAGGATGGGAATCATACGTAGTAAACCTCAAGTGGAATATTACACCGATACCTTTCATATTACAGATACCTTTTCAAATCATGTAGAATGGAAACACACTGTTAAAAAAATGAATCATACGCATGGTTATCCATTTTTTTATGAACAAGTAAATAAGTCTGATGTATTTGGCAGTCAACCTTATGTTGTCTATGCTATTTATGATAAAGAGACAAAAGAAGAAATACAAAAAATGACATATGGTCAACCTCATATTTCAGTTTGTAACTGTCTTTTTGTATTTTGCGCTCGTACCGACTTTAACCTTGATACAAATATTTCCTTTCCTGATCTTCCACAACCCTCTTTTTTTCAACGTTATATCTATGGATTATGGAGTTCTCATGAACAAACACGTATCACATGGGCCTCTCGACAAACCTATATGGCACTTGGATTTGTGATTGCAGCCTGCTCTGAAGAATCGATTCCCTGTTCTCCAATTGATGGATTTGATATACCATCTATTTCCTCTATTCTTGAACTTCCCTCTCATCTCATCCCTACTGCTTTATTAGCCATTGGAGCGGAAGATTAATAAAATTGATATATTTGTAATCCTATAAATACATTACAAATCCATCATGCCTCATCATGCCTGGCAACGTTTAACCGAGGTGAATCGGCATCCACGTGACGCACATATCTCTTTCGATGAACCCACACACAAATACTATGTAAATGGTTCCTGTCAGGGAAACATTTCCTGTACTGGATTTGTCCATGAATTCTTTGGTCACTTTGATCCTAAAAAAACCATCGCTAAAATGCGTAAAAGCGCAAACTGGTCTACAAGCAAATACTATGGAAAAACAGATGAAGAAATTATAAAAGAATGGAATGATAATGGTAAACAAGCTTCCTCCGCAGGAACCGCAATGCATTTTGCGATTGAGCAATATATGCATGGAGCAGTGGATGATATTGACCCTGAAGTAATGAATACACCTGAATGGCGCTATTTTATGAAATTCTGGAAAGATTGTGGACATGACTTGGAACCCTATCGCAGTGAATGGGAAGTATTCACGGATTCACTAGAACCCATCGCAGGAGAACGCAAAATTAAATTGTGCGGTTCCATTGATATGGTCTATCGGCGCAAATCGGACGGAAAATTCGTCATTTATGACTGGAAACGCTCCAAAGAAATCAAATCAGACAATCCATTCGGTTCGGGTCTGGCTCCATTGGATCACTTACCCGATACGAATTACTGGCATTATACATTACAACTTAATGTTTATAAATGGATTTTAGAAAACTATTATGGTCTCGAAGTGGCCGACTTATATTTGGTCATTCTTCATCCTGACCAGCCTTCTTATCGTCGTATGCGTCTTAATATCTTAACCGATGAAGTGGAAGATATGATGGAATGCCGTCGACGCGCAGTAGAAGATGGATGTAAACATCCTGTTATCCTCCCTGTTCCTGAAGCGGAAGAAGAATATACAAAACCTCTTGCTGGATTCTCTTTCCAGTTTTAACGAGAAGCAGACTCAATAACCGACGCTTTTGGGGCAATACGTGGGCCTCTTTTTTTTGCAGCTTGTACAACCAATGGAACTGTAGAAACTACTGGATTTTTACCGATCTCTATTGGCTGTTCGATGGGTACGGCTTGTTTCATTCGTAATTGAACTAATCCTGCTGACTTCCAACGTGCCTGAATGGCCTCAGGAAGGTTTGAAATATGAACGGTTGGTACTCCATCTTCTTCTACCAAAATACCTGCTTGTCCTGGTAAGAATACCAACAGCGTAACATTTTGGAACATTCCTGTGAACGGTCTCGCAAACATAACTTCTTTCTCTCCTTCTGGTATATCACCTGTCAAATTAATCATACCAATCGGTTTAGAAGTATATTTCACATATTGAATTAATGCGTTCTTTGTTAATCGATGCGCATTCTCTTCTAATCCAAGTTGCCCCATTGTAATTCCAAGAATGGCAGTAAATGGCAAAAATGGTTGAGATGCGTCCGCATTAGGAGGAATACGTAAACGAAATGGTGTATCTTTTCCAAGAATGGCCTGTAAAGCAGGTGGCATATCACCTTCTGGCACTTTTCGATCATTTTCTGTTTCCTCTCGAGATTGTTCCTCATAATAACGTGATTCTTCAGGAACGACTTTTGCCCAATCCAAACGTAACAAGTTTGTCCAAGTCGGCGACGATTCTGGAATAATGTATTGATCTCCATCACGAATCGGCTCTACCACAGAGATAACCGATGAAACCTCTTTCTTTAACAATTGTTTTCTACGACCAGGAAATCGAACCAACTCATCAATTACACGCTTTGTATATAATTCAGGTGTACTTACTGATCGCTGTCCAGGTGTGTCACTTAGTTCCGTTGTTTCCTTTACATGTAACAAACACTTACCTTCATCTTCCTTCCAATAACATGACCCTGTACAGGAATCAGGGCTTTCAATCAGTCGACAATCTTTTCGCAAAAATGAGATCGATCCTTTCTCCCAGTTATCTCGATCTGGATAAAACCATGAAAGTAACTCAGATGACAAAAAGATATACAATCGCTTTCGTCGTTCAAATTCTGGTAGATCCGAATTGAAAATGATCTCTTCGATCCCCTTTCGAACAGTTGGTCCAGCCTGATCACTTGTGATCCAATTCGATACCATTAAACGAAACTGTTGATATGACTCCTCCCATTCTTTATAGGTTGAGGTTCTCGCAATCTCGGGATCGGATCCACATCGATCCTCTGCGGTTTGGGGTTCTGTAAACGATTTCCAGTTTTGATCATTCTGTTTGGATCGCATTCCTGCTAATTCTCGATCTACTTCCCACTCGAAATGTTTGATCGAAACAGATCCGATCTGAGATGCCTTCATCAACGCATCTAAGGCAGATTCATCTCGTGGCGCAGATACGGGTACATAGAGACCATTTTCTAATTGAATCGCTACAATATCGGCTTCACGACGAACAACGTATTTTACACGATATCCTGGATACAGCGAAAACAATGGCTCTAATTCACGCTGATAATATCCAATCGCTTCTTCAACTGGAGCTGGCTTGAAATCATCCCAATCCAAATAGATATTTTTAATCGAAAATGAATGTGAAATGGATACAATACCATCATCCACCACAGGCAATGCGACCAATGGCGCAGAACCACCCGCACGTACACGGAATGTAACACCTACTAAATGATTGTAACTATCTTTAATAATTCCATCAGGTCGATATAATGTAGATTCGATTGCCTTTGATAATGGAATCATTGCCATTGAATGAACACCTTGTTGAGATGTATAAAGTGTTCGATATCTACTTTCACATTGTGTCATGTACTCATCTACCCGTTTTCGTACAATATCAGGCCAATACTGACGAGAAGCAAATGTCCATTTTATAATCGACTCATGAACTTCAGACTCTCCACCTTTTGCGGGTTTATTGCTTGTATGAACAAATAATTCATATCTTGTATATGGAGTATCCGATGTATCTGAATCTCTTACACTTCTTGAAATAAATGCAATGTCATTTTTACGATTACGGTCCATAGATACACCAAATGTTGGACACTTGATGGTAACAGGGCCTGTTTTATGAACATCCATAATCAATAATTGAATACCACGAGGAGTAAACAGACCAGGTTCAGCAAGAAGAGGCTGAATATGTCGCAAATCTTTACGACGCATCGGATCTTTAATAAACGAGATAAACTGGTGATATGCATTAAAAATTCGTAGTAGTGCGTATCGGTTATTTGGTGTGAGTGTGATACCTAACTTCTGTTGTGTCCATGTCATTAATTCCATTTGTGTAGAAGGCATGGTGCGCTTATCTGTTGGATCATAAAACTCCAATACAAGATTTCCAAAATGGGCATTAATAAAGACACGAGGAATCATAACTTCAATAATACGCTCTTTCACATCCGCAATTGTATTGCGATTAATAAGCGGAGCAATCACACCCAACAATGATTCATTCAAGGTATTTTCTGTGCCAAGTCGTAAAAATCCTTGCGCATTTGGACGTACCTTTAACAACATCGGTGAACGCTTTACCAATTGCTCTCCTGAATTCTGACTAAAGAACGCATCAAATGCGGGAGGAGCCGTCGCAAAAATACCAGGTTCAGGGGGCTTATTAAATTCAAGAATATATCGCTTGTGAATGCTTTCTAGAAGAACAGAATATTCCACGGCACGATCGCCACGATAGACCAAATCTTCCACTTCATCTTGTGGAACTTCCACCATTTCTTCAAAGCTCTCATCTTGTAAGTGTGAACGCAAATGTGAAAATTGTTCATCTGACACACGAAGAGTGGACTGTTTTGTAAAACAGCATGGTAATGCGAATTTTTCTGGATGACTTGTTTTTGCTAAGAAATCGATGTATTTATGATATTTATCTGATTTTGGTTTATTTTCGCGGCGAACAACGGTATGACCCAATACTGCTTTCTTATTATTAACAATTAGTTTTCCATGACAGAAAGGGCAACTATTCGCGGCTTTTCTCTTACCCTCACGATCTACTGTACCTTCAAATTCAACCGCACGAATCATAATTTCGTCTACTAAGCAAAAATATCGAGGACAGAAATAATAACGAATGTTATCGGTGGATGATCCAAATCGCATCACAGTGATCGTTTCTTCACTTCCAAATGATTCTTGAGGTTCACTTGACCCTGTGAGCGGATATTCGATCCATACAATCGGATCATCTTCATAGATCTCACGCATTCGATCATATTGATCTTTTGTTAATACCGCGGGCTGACGATCTTCATTGCCTGCACACTTACGACTATATCCATTTGGATCATTCGGTCCTGTCTTGAAATCGAATAAACGTTTATCAATTGTCTGTAATTTTCGAATAAACCAACTGGTTGGATCCACTAATTTTTGTTCTTGTTCTTGTTCTTTCGTTATTTTGGGAGCAATCTTTGGACCCTTCGATGGAGCCGGCGCTGCTACTGCCGCTTTGGAGGCTTGCGGTTCAGGTTCTTCTCCCGCAAATGGATCATTATATACAGTTGATGCAGTAACTTGCTTCATTTTATTCGGAAAAGCAGAGGATGCCGCAGTAGACGCAAATACATCCTCATACAGATCATCATCGTCTTCATTTTCCTCATCCTCTTCTGGTACCTCTTGTTTAGCGGCTTGTTTTCCAAATTGCTCACGTTCCATGCTTTGATGTTCTAACTCTTCCTCTACTTCTTTTAATTCACGGTCTTCACGTCCATTTCGATAATAATCATCATCTTCCATAAATAGCAAAGAAAGAAGTGTGTAAATGCGCAAATACGTTGCTTGACTATCGATGCGGTGAACATGAATATGATACGCAGGATGTTGTGCGTGAATATGAATATCAATACCAGGATTAAAACTTTCCATGAATTCACCCTCTTCAGGAAGCTGAAGAGTAAATGTAGTCCGTGCCTTTGACCATTCTGTGAAACGTGTCTTTGCCTCTTCAAAAGTAAACTCAAACTCGTCCTGAAGCATTTCTATCACCTGTCTCGGTTCCGCCTGTTCACCCTCCAGTTCTTTTCTTGTCGCATACTGTGTCATGAGTGTAAACACTTTGTCTTCAGAAGCATATTGGCTCACTGCCTTGTATCGCAAAGAAAGAAGAGGACTTTCATTTGGCAATGGGTCGATTTCATAAAAGAAGGACTGGAAATAAGGCAGACGTTGTAATAAACGCGCCTTTGTAAAACGTTTAGATTTCATACTGGTGGTAAGAGAAAAGGTAACTGCAATCTCTCGAAGCTCAAAATCACTTGCTGGTTGAGGTAATCCATTAAATACTTCTTCTACAATATTACGAAAGTCACGAAAATCCAAATCTGGATCTAGATTTCGAATATTCTTAGGAGGTTGTAACATCAAATTCATTGTACCGTCATTCTGTACTTTAATAGTTCCATATATTGGCTGTATAATTCCAATCGATGGTCGATGAACATATTTGATAGTACATAAATCTACATTGGGAGAGGTTGATATCTCTTTACCCCATATATCTAATACACGTGGATCATCTAACGTAGGGATAGGGAGAATTCCTTTTACATGAAGTTTTGTAATCGCTGAACCTTCTGATGGAAGAAGACGAATATAGGGGCGCTTATCCGTTACAGGGATTTGATAAAACATTGACGCACATCCCTCAAACCCATGAACTGGTTTTTTCCAAATTAAACGTAATTGTTTTACACCCGTCACCTGAATAGATGGAACTTGCTCACTATCTTCCAAAAACTGATTCAAACGATCGAGTGTTGTTTCACGCTTTGAAAGAAAATACTGGATTTTTTTGGTGAATTCTACATCTGCTTCATTTGGTTGATAAGGTCCTTCCACTTTTACTCCAAAAAAATAGGCAGCAAACCGACGATTCCAATCCTCTTGTGAAATAGGTGTAACACCCTTGTATTCATTCAACAATGCTCGAAGTGTATATACATGAAGAACAGGAGGATGACCATCATATGGACGATAAAGAATATCCTCTACAGTACTACGACCTCGAAGTTCGTAATTTGGAGCAGTAAAGCTACCATCACTTGCTACAAATCGTTCATCACCTTCCATCATTGCCTTTAACGGATGTGCTAATACATGAGCATCACTTGGTTCATGCGATTCATTCGAAAATAATAGATAATCGATTGGTAAATAGGTTGTTGCCATATTAGGGCTTGAATCATCATTTTGAGGAATACCTACAAAGGTAAATCGCGGGACAAATGAACGATCTGATGAATATTTTGCGCAAATCATTCTTTTAATTGTATCGATAGTGTCAAATGTATAAATATGGTCCAATGTAATGGTAACATACTCATCTTTTCCTTTCCATATCATACATTGAACCGGAGGAAGATCCTCACGGAAACTGGAAAGCAGTTGCGGAGAAAAGAGTTGATCTATCTCAGACGCCATCCCTATGGCTTTTTCACATAAAAAAGCAAGAGGGGTATTTCACGGCGTATTATTTCTTCTTAAACATATTGCCAATCTGAAAGTTGGTACCATCCTTTTTAGGGTCATACCGAGGGGCATCAGTAATATACACACCACAGTAGCTAACAGGATGTGCCGAAAAATCAGTATATCGATACAACCCCATTGCTTCTGCTTCTTTTAATAACCATCCAAAGTTATTCCAAAATTCCGCATCATGCCCAATCGATTCCGTACAGATATGCGCAAATTCATGAAGTGCTACAAACATCATTACATTTTCATCTACTAAACTTTCATCTGGACCTTCACGCTGTCTAAGACACATATGAATCGATTCTCCTTTATTGACAGTCGATGAGGTATGTTCTGAATCAGGAGTTGCTTCCATAAATCGTTCGGGATCGGATCTAAAATTTTGAACCATCAGTTTTACTTGGTGCTTATCTGGATACTTCTTTTCTAACGCATTACAAAGCTTAACTAAACGAGTTCGTAACATAGCCATCATATTTGCTGCTTGTTGTTTATCAGGCATATCACGTACTTTATAGGGTTTTCCATCCACGGTTGATATTACATACACTGTTGGAAAATTTCCTCCACCAATAATCGATTTGAATAGACTTGATGCCGTATCTAAGATGGACATTTCTTCATTGAAATAAGAATATAATCATCATTCTCTTTTCAATATGTAAACATAGGTTGTTTTTTATATTCTGGATTAGTATTTTGCGGATTGCCCTTTTTATTGGCAGGATTCACAGGTGGACTTGCTGAATTTTGAACATATTGCGGTTCTCCAGGAGATGCGTTTACACCTGCCGGTGCGGATCCATGCGCATTTTCCATAAAGGTAGATGATGACAAATTCCATCCATCTGCTACGAATCCTTCCATCATTCCATAAGGATGATACATCATCACATAGATAATGATTCCAAACAGGGCAAGTAACATGACATGTTTGGCACTTACTTCTTGAAGAAAACGAATGATATTCTTCATGATATCTCTGTGAGTACGTTATATAAAAGTGTATTTACGCGCCAATTTCCAACGGGCGATGGCTAACATCCGGAGTGATGGTCGACTGGTTAAAGATGCTGACCGCAACCTGTGGGTTGGGTGGCTCAGAGCGAACCTGGAGGTTCGCGTTACGCATGCTCTGACCAACGGTGTTCACGCCAATCAAGGCACCCGCGCTCAAGAAGTTCTTGCCCTTTAATGAGCCAGGTCCCATCGGGTTCTGCTCGGCCCAAACACTGTTCATATCCTTCGGAAGGAGTTCAGACGGAGTCAACTGATCACGCGGGTAGCATCCAGCCGGCTGTTCCGCGGAGCCAAACTGAGCCGGACCCTGATACGCACTCAAGTCTGCAAAGCCTTCCTTCTTCTCCTCATTCATGTCCTCGAAGTGAGACTTATTCTTGAAGCCAG